CATTCTTGTGCTGCCATTCTAGGACCTAGTATTATGTCTTGTTCCTCTCTCCAATCCTGATTTCTTTCAGGGTGTACTGTCCAGGGTAATCTAATTGGCAAAAATGTATTTTCCCTAGCTTCAGCTCTAGTCCATGTTGAATGAAACCAATTACCTGTGCCATAAGGTGTAGACAGTGCTATACATCCACCTCCAGTAGCTAAGGTTTGTTGTGCTGAGGAGAATATTTCTTCAATGCCATCAATAAAAGCCGCCTCATCTATTAATAATAAAGAAACTGCTTCTGATCTACCTGCGTCTGAACTAGCTGCTACTGCCTTAATTTGAGATCCATTTGCTAATCGTAGTGATAATTTATTATGTTCTACTGTTTTTATTTGTAACCATTGTGGTAATTGATCATAAGCAAATCTTACTTTAGTAACCATATTTTTAGCAGTTTCCTGTTTTGTAGCTATACAAAGTACATTTTTATCCTTATAAAATAACATCATCCATAAAGAATAAGCTGAACATAAAGTAGAAAGTCCTAATTGACGGGATTTATTGATTATAAGATAATCTTCCCTATGCATATGATTTAAAACTTTTTCTTGGAAAGGATATAAATTAAATTTTATTCTACCCCTTTTAGGATGCTGAATAGTATAGTACTTTTTCATAAAATACACTGGATCCTTAGCGCATTTTATAAATTCACTTTTAATTATATCTTTTAGATTCTCAGCCACTTTAATTTATCAGGACGGCTGCTCCTACTGCAACAAGAAGACCAGCTCCACCCATTAATTTAGTTCTTAATTTAGATTTTTTAAGTTCAGATTGTAATTTTTTACTTAACTGTTCTTGGGTATTAAATTGTTGGTCTTTTTTGTCTATTATAGACTGATAGTTTTCTACTTGAGTTTTTAAATTAGCAACTAATTCACCTTGTGTTAAAAGTTTATTATTAGTTTCAGTTAAAATGGTTTGCATAACCTGCATTTCATTAGAAAGACCATCAAATTGTATTAGGTCCTTAATTACTAAACGAGCTATAGGTTTAGTTAATTGAATCTGAGTGCTGTCCGTAACGTTTTGCGAAAAACTGTTCCAACTCATCATCACCGAAAAGATCAACAGCATCAAGTTGTTGCCTAGTTTCTTTTTTAATAACATAAATTCTAGTATTTAGTTGTTTAATTTTTTTATCTGATTGTTCAATAGCAAATTCCAAAGAATCAGCTTCCTTTTCAAGAAAAGTATTTTTCTGATGTAGTGAATCTACTTTTTTTTCTAAAGCATCTATTTTAGCATCATATTCTGATGTATCTACCTCATCTCCTCTGAAAATAAAAAATAGTAATCCGAAAATTACTAGTATAGCAATTATATTAAATATATTAGATTTTGACACCTTTTAATTTCTCATATTTTTTCTTAGCCGCCTGGAATTCAGGAGTAAGATTTTTTAGCATTTGTAATGCTAGTTTTTTAGCTTCATCCCCTTCTGCATCTTTATACATTTCAAGGTGGGTTTGCATTTGTTTTTGGATTCGTTGAAAATCCTTAATTATTTTATCTTGTCTAGTAGCTTTTGCTTGTACTTTTTTATCGACAGTGGCACTGCTTTCATCTCCCGGAATTTCTAATTCAATTTCATCTAAACTTTCAGATCTTGCCATTTTTTGAATTTGACTATCAAGATCATAAACTTTATCACTGAACATTTCTCCAGCATCCGAATGCTTTTTTATTAAAGCATCTCTTTGTTTTATTAAAGCAGCCATCTTTTCTGCTTTGTTTTCTTGTTCTGGGAGAACAATTGCCATTTCATTTACTTTATCTTTAATAATATCTACATGGTTTTGTACATAGCCATGTTCATCTACTAAATCTAAGCTTTGAGACATATCCATTATTTTATCAGCTATACCTTGAGCTTTATTAGCAAATTCCTTATCTACTCCATCTTTAGATGATAGAGCAATTTTTTCCATACCAAATAATGCATCATGAAGTTTGGCTAATGTAATTATAGTCTCTTGTTCCTTAGCGGAGGGCACACCATCAGTAAAATCACCAGCTAATATCCTTTTATATAAATTTTGAGCACCAGGGCATAAATCGAAATGTTTAGTTTGATACCCATAAATGTTTAATTCTTGCTTAAAGTCTTGTTCATATAAGACAGTATTTTTCCAATTTTTTACGCTAAAGTTATCTTGCATGATTTTAGTTTATTATAAATATTTAAAATTTGACTAAATCTAGTATCTGCTCTATACGCTTACTAGTAGTACCTTTTATAACATGTACATTTTTACACCTATGACCATATGTGTTCATAGCTTTAATAACTGCAGCATCAATATTTTCTCTATACTTTAAATCAGTTTCTCTAATTCCATTATCTTCCATAGTAGTACCTATAGGATCTATATAAAATATATAATCATATTCTCCTACAAATACTCTAGCATAATCTTCAAAATATTCTTTATCTTTAAAATCAATAGAACTAGCTAAATTAGTAAATGCAATAACATCTAATACAGTTCTATCTGTTATAACATTTTCTTTCATTAATTCAGCTACTCGCTCTGCTAAAAATATAGTTTGACCCTTTAATGTAGAATCAGTATTTAATGGAATACCTAAATCCATTAAGTATTTACTACGTTCAGTAGCAAACTCATAATCTTTAAATTGTTCTAATTTTTTAAGTTCATTTACTAATGTAGTTTTACCTACACTCATTGTACCACATAAACCTATTTTCATATTATTGTTTTTTTAATAACCAACTACTGGATTGTATTTTTTCACCTACTCCATCTATTAAAGATACACCTAATTCTTCACATATCCTAGCTTCTGGTATAGTATCATTATTTTGATCTCCACCATTTGCAAATGCTAAATTATGTGTTTCACTAAATATAGAATGTATTTCTTTAATAGATTCTATTTGGGTTCTATCTTGATCTATAGATACCATAGCAAAATCAACATATTTAATTGCTTTAACTATTAGTAAACGTTCATCTTCCTTTTGAAATTCTTTAGAACCCTTTAAAAATCTTTGTAAATCAGAATTTACAATGACTATAAGCATGTCACCTAAAGCTTTTGATTTCTCAAATAGCTCTAGATGACCTTTATGTATGGGGTTAAAATACCCAGATACTATAACTGCTTTTTTCATTAAAATCTAGATTGAACTTGAGGATTTTTATCCGGTGGAACACCGTTTCTATCTCTTCTTAATTCCATCCATTCATCTCTAGTTTTTAGAAAACCATATAAATAGTATTCGGGTTTTTTCTTAAAACTTCTTGGGTATCTAATGGCAGGGCCATTCCAATTATGGAGTTTAAAATCAAAAAATGTAATAGTAACTCCTTCGGGGGTTGTGATTGATCTTGTACGCCAATCATCTTTAGTTTTAGGATATCTCATGGACATATATATATAACATTTAAAATTAACACATAAATATATGAAAAATATTTAGGGTATCCAACTATTTTTTGCGAGATGTTTTACCTTTTAAATATGCATTTTCTTCCTCTAAAAATTCAATTTTGACTTTTAAACCAGAAACTTCAGATGATAAACTAGTAATAGTTTCTCTCATTTCGTCTTTTTCCTCAGAGGATTCTATTAATAAACACTCTAATTTAGCTACTCTAGCTTGTAAGTCTTGAATAAAATTTTCGTTGGCTTGTTGTGGATTACCCTCTTTATCGGATTTTAATCTTATTTTAGTTTCATAGAATCTCCATGCTCCAACACTACCAAGTGCTGAGATTAGGGCTATAAGTAAATGGATAATATTTTCTTCCATATTGAGGTGTGTAAATAAATATTAATCATGATTATTATTCCTATATTGAGTTAAAACCTCGTGGCGTAAATCTAAAAATAATTTTATTTCCTCAATTTTATCCTTCTTAAAAAAATCCGTTTCGTTATAATTAAATAAAAAATATAAATTTATAGCGTCAAGCAATTGCTCTAATTCAGTATTAGATAAGGCTTTCGGCAACGAAGATTCCTTGTGCTCCGCTGACAGTAATTCCTCTAGCTGAGAGGGCATCTCCGACGAAATGGATATTTTCATATTTAGTTAAACTTAAGTTATTATAATTAACTAGGGGTTCTGGTGATAAATATTTGACCTCTGGTATGTAAATGCCCCAATCGTGTCTTAAAGTTGGAAATACTTTTTTCATATCTTCAATAAAATCATCAATATATTGAAAATACCCATTAAATTGATTACGAACTGTATCTAATTGATCCCTATTTATCATAATAGATGAAACATCCGCACCTTCTGATGTTTTAGATGGTCTTCTAGATGGACTAAAATATAAACCTGTACCATCTTTTTGTATAGAATTAACTACTTTTCTAGACCAAGTAAATGGTTCCTCTATACCTTGTATTTCCATTAAAATACCAAAGTTAGTCATATCATTTCTAAATGCCTCATCTTTTTTAGCATGACCATTATAACTGTGATCACCATAAGTTTCTTCTACTGCAACATAAGCAGCATTATTATTAGTACAAAATGATCTTAATGATACACCTTTATCTTCAAATTTTCTATACAATTTAAAATCATAAGATACATCAATTAGTTTTTGGAAGTGTTTTTGTGGTGCTTCAAATCTAACACCTATTTGAACTGATTTAGGTTCTGTAGGTAATTCATATTTTTCTGCTAATTGTTTACCAAAATCAATACCAGATTTACCTACACCAAATATTAATTTATCATATGATCTAATAATTTGTGAGTTTTCCGAATCCGCCCTTACTATACTATCATTAAAATTAATATCAGTAACTTTAGTTTCCCATAAAAATTCAACACCATTATTAATTAAAAAATCATACCAATTTTTACCTATTTCATGTAAATAATCAGTACCTACGTGCCAAACTGGGAATAAACGTAAGCCAAAATATGGTTTTATAAAATCAGGTTCAGCTACTGGGTTAGAACATTGAACCGCTTCTGGTTTAGGGTGGAAACGTTTAAAATTTTCAATTACTTGATCCATTAATTCCATTGCTTTTTCGTCTCCACAATATTTTGAAAGTTGACCTCCAATAGAAGTGTGGTAAGTCAACTTTCCATCA